ACTTGAGAATGCCAGAACCAGAATCAAATATGGAATGGAAGCAGATGAAAAATCTCTTTCTGATGCCAAAGGTGTTCTGAATGCTGCGCAGAGAGGAGAGATTGACTAATGGGATTTTTGCATGATTTATATATGTTAATGGAAGAAGGTTTCCCTGCTATGGAAGCGGAAGATATTACCGGACAGGTAAATGATCAGGCTGCAGATTTAGCAGGTGGAGCAGACAATCAAGGGTCTCAAAATGATCGGGATTTATCCTTAGATACTGATGATATCCTTGGAACGAAAAGCGATCCGAATGGTGGTACGCCTGGAGAGGACAATAATAATCCGGATGATACTGATGATTCAACTCAGGATGATGATATGTCAACCGATGGAGATAATCCTGATCAACAAGGAGATTCAGTACCAGATGAACCGCCTTCTGATGATCCTGCAAAGGATGCTATGGATAATCAGGATGATCCATTTTCAGTATCAAGAAAGAAGAAACTTTGGGGCAACTATAAAGCTCTGTATCTATCATTAGATGACGCGGTAGATCTTATCTCAAAATATGTACCTAACATATCAGATGCAGCAACCATTAAGACTCTTGATAATATCAAGGATAATCTTATGGATGCAAAGGATTTAGCCTATAAGACTCTTACTGAGGAATATAAGGCTATGGAATATCCTGAAATGGAGAAGAGATATATCGGATTAAATCATATCTTTGATTTATGTACGAAAGAGTTGGAGACATATTTTGATAAATATAGAAACGACTAAATTCCCGAGGTTTACAAAAAAATTTAATTTTATAATATGTACAATTGTATAAAGCACACAAGCAAAAGAAAACGTAAATGACTTCGATTAAAAATAAAATTAAAAAGGAGGAAAGAATATGGTATCGATGTATGAAAACAACACTGTTCCGGTGAACAACGTTGTTGGAAATAATTATGCATCTGACGATTCTCTCGGATTTAAAAACGAGGTTAGTCATGTTTTTGAGAGCTATAACGCGCAGGGTATCGACCTTATCAAAGATATGGGTGATATCATTGCACGCCCGGATACGAAGCAGGAATTCATATCCAATATCTGCGAATCTCTGACCACAAGTCCGTTATTCACAGATAAGTCTATCGCTAATGAGGCGTTTTACAACAACTACGGGCAGAGGGTAGAGCAGTTGCTTGAGAACTCTATGCGTAGCGTTGCAACCGAGTCAGCAATGCTTGGTTACGCTCCGATCGTTGCTTACAATCCATTCTTCTTAAAGAAGCAGTGGATCAGCTGTATCTTTAAGGATGTCCTGATGACAGAGGTTCCTCAGAGCCCGGTTATCAATCTGGCATTCGAGAAGAGATATCTGAAGGATCAGGCAGGCAACGAGTATCCGATTCCGGAAGTTAACTACGACGATGAAATTATGAAGAAGCTTACAGATGAGGCAACTGGTCTGAACATCACAGAGGAACCGATTGAGATTTCCAAGTTCAAACCGGCAGCTAATATTCTTACAAGTGACTTCGTACCGGGAATCGTCGAAGGAGATCCGGCAGCAGAGCTTACTGCAGACTTCCAGGTTATTAAGGTATTCCTTAAGGACTCTGAAGGTACTGAGCACGAGGTTCCGTGCAACATTCGTGTCGACATCACTACTCATCAGCTTACAAAGGGTGAGGTTAAGTATGATGTACTTGACACAGACGGCGTTACCGTTAAAGAGACGGTTACCGATACCCTTGTTGGTAGCGTAGACTTCAAGTCTGGTAAGGCTTTGATCATGTCTGAGAGCGATGCGATCACTAAAGTCGTTTTACGTGGTAAGACAGCAAACCGTTGGAACAATCGTTCCCTCGACGTAGTACGTAGAGTTGAGCAGCTCCAGTTCGTAATGCCGGAGTCTGGTCCTCGTCTGAATTCCGCTATCACGGTTGAAGATGCTTCCGATGCACTTGCATTACAGAAGATCGATGTAATCGCAGATAACGTTGACGTTATGGGTAGAACCCTGGCAGATCTTGAGGACTATGAAATCCGTACATTCCTGGATGCATCCTTTGATGCACAGGAAGAGGCTGGTGTTGGACCTCACGGCTATGACAAGCTGACAGTTCTCGGTGGTTTCGATGCTAAGCCGTACGAGAGCTTCACAAACAACATCACTGACTGGATGAAGGATTCTCGTGAGTACTTCGAGCGTATCATCGAAGAGCTCAAGGACAAACTGAAGAGTGAAGACTGCATTGTTACAGTAGTTGCTCATCCGGCTCTTGTTCGTTTCCTGCAGAATGGTATCAACTGGATTTTCACAGATGACACCCAGATCAGTGGTATGAAGATCAGCTACAACTTCGGTATTTACACAACGGCTCAGGATCGTGTTCACATCATCACTACACGTTATATGAAGCGTGAGCAGGGCCTGAAGTTCCTGGTAATTCCGACCACAACTGAGTTGATCACATTCAAGCATTACAAGTACAACTGCATTATCGATCGTAACTACAGAAATCCTCTGTATACCCTTACACCGAACATCATGTGCACACATCGTACACTGACATTCGAGATCCTTCCGGTTCAGGGTAAGATGACGATTGATGGTCGCGAGCTGTTCAGTCCGACAACTCTTAAGAGAGCAACGGCTGACACTGCAGATACAGCTAATGCGTAATTAAATAACGCTTTTTCTGTAAAATTTTTATCATAAAAAAAGATGGTTAGCAAATTGCTAGCCATCTTTTTACTGTGACTTTACATCACCTTAGAAACACAATCCTGAAATACTTCTTCTAATAACTCAATATTCTCTGAGAAGTTTTCAATTGTAAGATCGTCGAGTATCTGATTTACCCAATCGTGGAATTCATCTTTAGCTGCTTTAGCCATTGGAGTCTCAAATTTAGTTCCAGCTCTTTTGATAACAAAGTTATTATCTCCATAAGAAGTTCTAACTTCATTCCGTAGGATAGTCTTGAGAGTCTCTAATGTCTCCGTATTTCGTTCATCTTCTGTCTCAAACAGCTTGTATTTAGCCTTTCCAGAGTGGTTTTCTAACCCGACATACTTTACTCCAACCATATCAAACTCCGGATAGTTGAACTCAATGGTTGATAACTTTGGAATAAAGTCTGTAACGATTTCCTTAGTAGATGAAGTCTCTCCATCAGGAATCAATGCTTTCATCTCTTTCTTACGAGCAGCAGTTTCAGCATGTTCTCTTCTAGTAGCTTCCGCATCTATTCTGGCTTTAATCTGCTTATCAATTCGGCGTCTTTCTATCAGACTTTCTCTGAGATGCCTTAATCCATAATACTCATAACCATTGTAGTATATAGAAATTACTCCACCACGAGAATCCTCTAAGTAGTCTTCTGTTGAATGAAAGATATCATCATCGTTATCAATATAAATTCTAGGATATTCCGTTCCTTTATAGATGATTGGATATTCATGGTCCCCTATCTTAATTTTAGCATTCTTCTTGAACTCCTCAAGTTCTTTTCTGTACAAAGCCTCATAATACTCGTAATCAGAAGTTCCTTTAGAGAATGTCTTAGTTTCATCATCCAGTCTATATCCACATAATTCACGATGGAACGGAAGAAAGATATCCTCAGTATTAAGGTCGAATCGAATATTGCTAGGGTCAGGTATCTCCTTATACTGAGTAGGACCAGCAATATTTATCATTTCAGTTTCTGTTAGGCCAGTCACCATAGTAATAATGTCTCTTGTACATTCACTTCCGAATCTATCCTTGAAAGAGATCGTTTTAGGAATTCCAAGTAAGAAATAATTCCTTGATGAATAAACACATGAACCTCTTTCGATACTGTAGTAGCAACCATTAATATCCCGGCAGTCATCAAAACATGTCACGGCATAATACACCCTATCCACAAACCCTTCATAGATACAGGAAATCAATTTATTCCGATCTGTAGTATAAGTGTCCGTATTCAGTTCTGACTTAAGATAGGAAGTTAACTTTTCAGAAAGCTCTTTAATTCTCTGGAAGTTCTTCTTACTAAGACCTCTATCTCGGAATTCATTGAATCGAATCTTCCCACTAAGGATTGTATAATAGATCTCAAGCTCAGCAAGAATATCCGATTTCGTCTCTGTTGTAAAGTCAGAATATCTTATTGGAACTTCACCGAAATATGTTTCCTTCTTAGCCCCATATCTGATGAGAGAGCCAACTTCAAGAATAGATACGATATTAATAATATCCTCAACACATTCTCCTTCTGCAGACAGAATCATCTTAGCAAATCTAGGAGATACCGGAAGCTTTATCATACGAAGACCGATATTTGTAATCTTTCCATCTTTGATAGCTCCTAACTTCTCCAATAATTCTTTTGCTTCAATGAGAGATTCTTTTGAAGGCTGATGAAAGAACTCTAATTCCTCAGCATTGATTCCTACAGATAATAACTTCAGAACCACTTTGTCAAGATTTAATCTCTGAATTTCAGGAACCGAATAATCATCTCTATCTTCAAGACTTAATGATGAGACTAATACATAGGTTCCATCTTTTGTACGACCAGCTCTTCCTGCTCTCTGTAAGCAATCTGCTTTAGAAATATCCCGAACGAATAAACCTTCAATACCATTCTCTACCTCAAGCCTTCTCTCAGTTCCCATATCGACTACTACATCAATATCAGGAATTGTTACACTTGTCTGTGCAATATTAGTAGAGATAATTACTTTAGGTCTATTGTAAGTACGGAAGCACTTTCTCTGATCTTCATAGTATAATTCACCATGAAGTGGAAGAATCTCTGCATCTACATGTAAATCTTCTAGCACTGTAATCGTATCAGAGATTTCCTTCTTACCAGGTACAAATGCTAATACATTATTTCCAGCCTCAGTATACTTCTGAATCTGCACAATGAATTCATTGTATGAAGGATCTTTATAAACCATATCTACATGATAAGGTTTACCGTATACAGATAAACATTTCACAGAAGAATTAACAGAGTAGAATCCTTCAAGGTCAGTTGTCTCAATCGTTGCACTCATAAGAACAACCTTAATTCGGTTTCCATCTTCTCTGAACTTCTTAATCCATGCTATCAAGGTCTCTAAGTTCAAGTTCCATTCATGAACCTCATCTAATACAAGAATTGTATTATCAATATCATAGATTCCTTTTGCCATCTGTAATCCATCCGTACAGAACAGAATCTTTGTATCAGGAGTTCTCGTAGATTCAAATGCTGTCTTGTAAGCTACTACTCCGGATTCAGATCCCATTTCTTCTGATACTCTATCGGCTAACGTAATACAAGCAATTCTCCTAGGTTGCGTTACTATTACAGAATAACCCTCATTATATAAATATTGAGGAATTTGTGTTGATTTTCCAGATCCGGTTTCTGCTGCAATAATTACTGTGTCATTTTCTTTCACAGCGTCTATGATTTCTTTGCGACAGTTCCAAATTGGTAAATTGGCATTCATAATTTTTACCTCCTTAGTATTTTTATTTGGTTTTATATACCTCAATAATATGTTGATTACCGAATAGATAACGACGAAGAAAAAATATGGATGCTAGCAATTAGCATCCATATTCAATCCTCTTTCTCCCATTAGGCTAAGGTATTAACCGACAGCTTTCTTGTCAAGCTCAGTCTGTACCTCATCACGCCATTTGTCCGGAACCTGCTCGATGGTCATATCGCCATTACCGATCCGATAAACGTAAAAGTTAATTAATCCTTTGTAGCTTGCCATGATTATTCACCTCCCATAAGATCTGCAACGATTCCCGCAAGGTCCTCAACAGCACCTTCCAAAATTGACTTCTCTTTCTTCAGCTTGATAATCTCAAGCTCATTCTCCGTAAGCGGAGCAAGAATGAAGTTCGTTTCAGTCTTTTCTTCTGTTTCCATTCCATCCGGAGCGAATCCGTGGAACTTGTAATTCTCTGCCTCGAATTTGACTGTATCTCCATCCTCATCATCAATGATCTGGAATTTTGACAGGTTTTCTGTAGTAAGTAACGCCTGGAACTTCGCAACCTCATCTGCATCTACAGACGGAATGCCAAGTGAATACTGAGACGATACTTTTGTTACTGGAACTTCTGTTCCATCAAAAAATCTTACTTTCATTGGTCATCCTCCTTATTTATTGAAGTATATTATAATAGTGTTAATTCCTATTTAAAAACTTGTTCTTAACTAAACTCTATCATAACTATAAAATACTATGAAAGGAAGTAGATAATGATATGAACTACGCTGAAATAAAGAAGTATGACATTGCAAATGGACCTGGATTAAGAATTTCATTATTCGTATCTGGGTGCACTCATCAATGCAAGAACTGCTTCAATCAGGATTTATGGGACCCGAACTATGGGAAACCATATACAAAAAAAGTTGAGGATGAGATATTAGAGTTTTTATCTTCAAGGTATGTTTCTGGATTATCTCTATTGGGTGGAGATCCATTAGACTATAAGAACTATAAAGAGCTTATCCCATTAGCAAAGAAAACAAAAGAAATGGGAAAGACTGTTTGGTGCTATACAGGTAGTTTAGCAGAAGACTTAATGAAGAAGAGCCTCACTGATACAAAACTCAGAGAGTTTCTTTCATATATAGACGTGCTTGTAGATGGTCCATTTATTGAGGAACTTAAAGATCCGACTCTTAAGTTTAGAGGATCATCAAATCAGAGACTTCTCGATTGTCATGAGTTATTCAATCCAAATATTAAGGAATGGGAAGATCAGGATAAAAAGAAAAATACTTCATGGATACCAGGCCCTTCTAATACAACCTGTAATATACCAGTAAGAAGAGATTTAATTTAACAAAAAAAAAGAGCTGATTGATTTCAGCTCTTTTTCTTTTGCCCCCTACGGACAACATCTTGCTTCCTCATCTAAGAACTTCTCATAGAGCTCTTTACTAAACTCAGCTCTTCCGATAAGATTTCCCTGTGAGTCGCAAACTTCTACCGGCTCTCCTCTATCTATACCGCCATTAAGTTCAAATGATTGTAACTTATAGATATATCCGGTATTATAATCCCAGTAATCTACAAATCCGTTGGTTGCTGCAATTTGTTCTAATCTCATGTAACTTTCCTCCTTATTCTATATACTTCAATAATATGTGACTATTATTTGCACTGATTTAACATAAGATTAAATACTATGAAAGGAGGAAACTCTATGGCACAGATATTGAATCCTGGTGTTGTAAATACCAGATACTTCCATACTGATATGGGAGAATGGAAAAACATGCAGGAAGTAAATAAGAATTTGATTGTGAATGAAGCCGGTGGTCTTAGAACGGAAATTGAAGATAATATGCAATCATTAGCTGCATCTGCAAAGCAAGTTACGAGATCCCGTAAACCAATCCCAGATTGGAAAACCACAAATAAATCTTTCTTAAAGTTATATAATACTCTCAATAAGCTCGGAATAAAGAATAATAAGTTCTTTCTGAGATTATACGACAGAGATCTTCAAGGAATAGATGTATATAATCCAATGCTTCCTCAGGATATGCAGTTAAAAGTCATATTAGAGTGTATTGTAAATCCATGGTACTATTTAAGAGAAGTATGTAGGATACCAGTTGATGGTAAACCGATTGAGCCTGGTGGTGGTGTTCAATTTATTGCTGACCGCAACAATATCGCATCTTGGTATTGTTATCTGAATGGTATTGACCATTATGATAGCAAATCTCGTCAGTTAGGTAAAACCCAAAATGCAGTAGCTCAGTTGAATTATGCATTTCACTTTGGTGCTATGTCTGCTACAATGTTATTCTTTAGTAAAGACTTTCCATTGGCAAAGCAGAATCTCTACCGATTAAAATGTCAGAGAGATATGCTTCCGAAATGGATGCAGATGAAGTTAGCATTTAAAGATGATGGAACGGTAGATAAAGGGCAGGATAACATTACGACTATGCGAAATCCTATTACCAATAATGTGATTAAGGTTATGCCAAAAGCAACATCTCAGGATGCTGCAATTAAGCTCGGTCGTGGTGAGACCTCTTCTTTCTACTGGAATGACGAGTATGACTTTACTCCATATAATAATGAAATCATGGATGCTGCTGCATTTGCTTACTCTACTGCAAGAGATAATGCAAAAGCAAACAAGAGCTTATATGGGCGTGTTCTTACATCTACACCTGGTTACTTAAATACGCAATCTGGTAAAGATGCTGAAAAGAGAATTCAACGTATGCTTGTGTGGGAAGATGGATTCTATGATGAGCCTATCAATAAGATCCATAGTCTTCTTGCTAGTAACAAGTGCAATGGATTCATGTACATTGAGCATACTTGGAAACAGCTTGGAAAATCTTTAGAGTGGTATCAGAGTCAGTGTAAGCTTGTTGATTATGATGGGGATAAGATTCTTCGTGAAATTGAACTTCAAAGAATTCAAGGTAACGAATTATCCCCGTTTAAGAAACAGAATCTTGTATTCATTACACAGAATAAGAAGACTCCGATTCAGAAGATTGATATCACTAAGAACTTACAGCCTATTCTTGTATATGAGAAGATCAATAAAAAGGTTACTTATATCTTATCCGTTGACCCTTCTGAAGGTCTTGCTTTGAATAACAATGCTTTTACATTGATTAACCCTCATACACAGATGATCGTTGCAGAATACAAATCTCCGTACATTTCTCCTCCTGATTTCTTCAGGATGCTTTGTATATTTATTCGAGATTATGTTCCTAGAGTAATGATTGTTGTCGAGGCAAATAGAGGTCGAGAATTGATTAACCGATTCTACGAATCCCCTTATAAGTATCAATTGTGGTATGACGCTAAGAAACTTACTGCAAAGAGTGTTGTTAGCACAGATAAGTATGGAGCTGAAAGACAGCAGGCTAATGAAAGAAGATCTCTTGGATTTGATACTACAAGAAGTACAAAACCACTACTCTTCTCTATTATTGAAAGATTCATGGAAGAAGAATTGGAGAAGGTTAATACAGAATATCTCGTAAAGGATGTTGCTTCTGTACAGAGAAAACCAAATGGTACAATTATCATGGGTGCTGGAGATGATGATGAAGGTGAAGGTCATGGAGACGTTCTTATGGCTTATCTCATTGGATTATTTGTACTATACAATGCAAAGAATCTTGAGGAGTTTGGAATCATTCCTGGAGCATCAGAACCGGATGATCCTGATAAAGAATTGACACCAGAAGAGCAAAGACTGCAAATTCAGAATCTTATGGGTTCTTTGCCAGAGGATATGCAGGAAATCTTTCGAGATTATTTAAAGCAAACTGATCCGGTAGAGGCTTCCAATAAATACCAGAGAGAAGTGCAAAGAGAGATGCAAATGCAAGAAGCTGCTATGAATGGAACGAATGCTTTTACAAATCCCTCTTCCTTTAATGATAGATTTATTGATCCAGCTCAACAAGATGACCTATGGAACTCAACACAACGAACTATTATGGAAGGTTATGAGGAGCGTCAGTCGTCGCCAAATCGGCAGTTTAAAGTAGAAGATTGGGTGTAATATCCCTATTTATTAGCATACTTTCGAAATTCTATTATATAACAAAGTATTAAAGACTTATGGTAGTAAAACATCATAAACTAACAAGGAAACACACTAAATAAAAATAAAATGAAGAAGGAGGAATTTAGTATGCCACAGGCAGGACAAATTATCCCCGAGCATCTTTACCCGCACAATATGGTCGTGGTAAATGATAACACGGAATATACACAAACTTTACCTGAAGCAGAAGATGATTCCATCCATATGTTGTTCGTATTTGCGTCGCCTAAAGGCGTCGACAATTCGATCCAGAACATTACGGGTGGACTCAGCGAATTTGTTTCCATGTATGGCCAGGGCCCATTCAGTCTTTATGGACAGCCTTATTTGAATGCGTACAACGCACACAAGTCTGGTTACATTACTGGTCATTGCTTACGTGTAACAGCTGATAACGCAACTTATGCAGCAGCAGTTCTCGTAGCGCTTTATCGTATCGACGAAACCGGTAAGATGGTTGTTAAGTTCAAGACCAGGACACCAGAAAACGAATTGACAGATCTTGATGATATGGACATTCTGTACACCTCACCGACAGAGGCAATCTCTGATGGCGGAGATGATGATGGTTATACCGAGGTCAAGCTTATGACTATCGCAGCAAAGGGTAGAGGTTCCTATGGAAGAAAACTTCAGTTTGGAATCACTACTAATACTGGCGGAGATAAGGAGAATGAGTACAAAAACTACATTTTCCATGTATACGAAAACTTCGACTCTCTTGTAGAGAAGGAGACCTTCAGTGTTTGCTTCAATGAGGACGCAATTGTGGACGATGAGGCAATGTTCACTGATGGAGTTATTGAGCATCCGACAAACGGATCGTCTCGTATTAAGACTTTGACAAACATCGATGGATTCCAGCAGATTATTGATGCGTACAATGATGCGAATGAAGATTCCACATTTACCATTGATGATTTCGACGTTTTACTTGGAATTGACAAGTATACCAGAGGCGCAATCTCCAATTACGAAATCGACTCTATGTCTGATGATGTAGTTGTTTTGAGTGTCACTGGTGGTATTGCCCTTGAGGGTGGAGACGACGGTGATTTCGATGAGTCAGCAGATCCGGCTGTTCGTCAGGCGGCAATGGAAGCAGCTTATCTCAAAGCTTATTCCGGACAGACTGATGAGATGATCGTATCTCGAAACAAGTATCCGTGTAACGTGATCTTGGATGCAAACTTCCCGGTTGAAACGAAGCAGGCTATTGCAGCCCTTGTTGAGAAGAGAACGGACTGTGTCGGCATTCTTGACTGCGGTACGGAAATTAAGACGGTAAGATCTCCTCTTACCTATGTGAAGAACAATCTCGATTCTTATGTGCGTGATAGAAATGAAGAAATCATTGCTATTTGCGGTAAGATCAGAGATCCTTATTCAAAGAAGTTATCGACGGTAACAGCTACCTATCTGTTGGCTTATGCTCTTCCGACACATTGGGCTAACTATGGCGGAAAGCATGTACCGTTCGCAGGTAATACTTACGGTATTATTGATGATGACTTTGTTGTTAACTCCATTTATCCGCTGTACGATGAGGATCTGCATTCAGACATCATGGATGAGCTGGTAGAGGAGCGAATCAACTTTGCTCGTATCAATGCTAATCAGCGTACCGTAATTGCAACGCAGACATCAAGACAGGTGAAGAGTTCTAATCTCTCTGAGATGAATAACGTATTCATCCTGTTGGATATTAAGAGAGATTGTGAGAAGCTTTGCTCTTCTTATCAGTACAATTTCTCAGAGCCTGAAGACATCGCTCGTTTCAACAAAGACGCAGAGACTGTTCTTTCAGACTATGAAGCTGCTCAGGTTCGATCAATTTCCGCATCGTTCGATAAGAATGATTGGGAAGCTGAGAGAGGAATCCTTCATCTTTATGTTGAAATGGAGCATAAGGATCTGGTTAAGACCTCAATCATTGAGATCGACGTAAACCGTGGTTCGACATCAACGTCTAATTCTTAGAAAGGAGAGTGATTAGTTATGGCAGCTACAATCCAGACAAATGCTAAAACAAATACAAAAAATTACCAGAACTTCTCATATTTCCTGGGCGGAATCGACGTTACGCAGCAGAACTTGGATCAGTTCACCCCGTACATTCAGGGTGTATCTAGAATCTTTCTGTATACCGCTCCGATATTTATGGAGAAGCAGTATCCGACAGAGACAAAGAACTTCCGTTCTTTAATCGAAACCGGATATACACGTATCGATGGTATTAGTGACATCTCAGTTGACTTCGTAGATTTCGAAGGTGGTTTCAATGGTGACAAGTTCTCCAACGTAAGCCAGGCAAGAGATGACACAGATACTCTGACGATCTCTCTGTATGAGCAGACTGGTTCACCGGTTCGTGAGTACATTGAGACATGGGTAACTGGTGTTAGAGATATCCGTTCCGGTATCGCGCACTATCATGGTGCCCTCGTAGATTATTCCAATGTGGTTCGCTACGGCGAGAAATACCATACGGCTGAATTTATCTACATTACTCTTGACCCGACCGCTCAGGAGCTTGAGTACTCTTGTATGTTCGCTCATGCGTTCCCGACAAAGGTACCGAAGAGCCACCTGAATTACGAGAAGGGTAACCGTGACAACGTTTCTATGGATTTGGATTTCCGAATCAAGAAATACGAGTCACCTGCAATCAATAAGGTTGGTCAGTACTATCTGGATGCTTCCAGAATCGAGTACAACTACCTGAAGTTCACTCCGAATATCAGCAAGTCTGATGTAACGGCAGTGGCGCAGCAGTATGCTGCTGGTAACTCCAATGGAATTACCTAAAAACTAATTAGCGAAATATATAACCCCTATATAAATCACGTAAAAAAAGAGACACTCGAAATGAGTGTCTCTTTTTGTTGTGTATCTTAAATACACATTTGTTCCTGTTTCATTGATTCTGGCGACCTAGGCCACATCTTTCTCTTGTCGTGACCGGATGACTCCTGCCAGATTTCGAATTCATTTCTGTAGAATTCATAATCTTCATCACTGAGCTCCTCATGAGCTAATTCAGAATGAAAAGTCTTCATGTACCATTCAAATGACGTTCCCATAGAAGCCTCCCTTCTTTTCAACCTTTTGACTTATGGTTACCAGTAGATATCGCTCATCCATAAGATCATTAATGAGTTTCATTATGTCACTGTTCGATATGCCATGAGAAGCTATCCACCTGTCATTTGAATGCTCCAGAGATACTACGATCGTATCAATCTGATGTTTACGAGTATCAATTTCCCCACTCAACTGATGAAGTAATCTCTCCTTCTTGTCAAGAAGATCCATCTTCATCTTCCAGAGCATATCCTTCTCGGTAGCATTACGAGAATAATCTACATCGCCAAAGAATGCCTGCAAGGTATTCTCCTCTGCTTCCAATCTGGAGATTCTGTAATTCACTTCCTTCAGTTGAACCTCTACATCCATAATCTGCTTAGTCGTACCCATTTAATTGTCCTCCTCCGTACGGTAGTTTTATTTTATATACCGAAATAATATATGAATTATAAGATATCAATTACGGTAAAAGGTCAGAATATATTAGAATATTCTGACCCTTAATTATACCTGATTTAGAACATTGAAGAAGTATCTGTTCCCCCACCTTCTTCAGGATTATCTTCCTTCGGTTTCGTTCTATTCATTACTTCTTCTTCCACTTCAAGCTTAGTCTCTTCAGCCATCTTCTCAACTTCATCCCAATCAATGAATGGAGAATCTTTTCTGACAATCTTAAGCATGAGTTTCTCTTTCGTTCTAAGTCCATTTGGATTCTTTTCAGAATCTGTTATACTATCTCTACCCAGTACTGTATCTGCAATAGATTCAGCAGTCTGGATAATATTTGAAACATATTCGTTGTTATTAGAATTAGTGAGTACCCTAGGTCTGGGTAGTTTGATTTCGAGGCTCTGAGCACAAATTGCTTTCTGAGACTCCGTCAAATTCGAGTTCTGACAAAGCATTTTATAAAGAATTGTAGTGGGTTCCTCTAAATCTGCTTGTAAAGATGCAACTCTACCAGCAAATTTAATATTCGCAGAAACCAACTGCTTTGCAAAATCTGCAGAACCAGCATACTCCATAATGACTGATGGAACACCTGTTCCAAGAATAGCCATATTCTCTAACTCTTTTTCGTATTCAGGATTCATGTCAATATTCTGACCTTCCTGAATCTCAAATTCAACCAATCGATTTCCATCCCTAGTAGTAGGAATAGCCATATTACCATCTCGATTAAACTTATTGAATACTAAGTTTGGAGACAGTAAGTCATTGAATGTGACATCAGCATCCTGAAGGTCTCTGATTACACGATTCAACTGATTGGTATCAAATGCATTTACAGGACCCCTATGGATATGAGCGATTGTCTTATTTCCAGTCTTATTGATGTAGTTAAGCATTCTTGTTACGATCATAGAAAGTAACAGTTTAGCAGGGAATAAGGAATCTGTTAAGATAGACTCTCCAAATCCTTCTTCATTTTCCTGAATAGTAAATGCTACGATATCAGAAGCCGGAATAAACTGAATGTTGTAATCCTTATCCGTAAGTCCATTTGCAATGATTACATCACTAATGAGCTTCTTGTATTCTGCGTTATTCGTAACGAACTTCTTATCGAAGTTATTCAGAATTCCTTCTGAAATCTCATCCACAATTTTCTGTACTGCATCATTCTTCTTAGCTTCTCCGACATTAACTGCACTGAATAAAGTATTACCAATACTATTAATACCGGTAACCTCTCCAGCAGAGTTTCTGTTCTTCTTAGCCTTAGGATGAATCAGATAATAACCAATCGTTTGGTCAAAGATTCTCAGTGGAATAATATTCTTAGGATCAATGTACTTCACATAAGTACCAGGGATATTAAACTTACTAGGTCTAATTCCAGCATCCTTCTGATCAATAGTACCATCCGGCATATGCAACTCTAACGGATTCTGCTTTAAAGAATTATTTGAATTCTTGCCAGCTCTCTTACTCTGAAAAGCATCAAATCCACCAGGCATATCCATAATGGTCTTAGCAGATTCCATAGCATCTTCATATACCGTAGATAAGTTACAAGTGATATTAGGCAATGACTCATAGATGTCATTCATTGTATTCTTGATTGTTGTTTCATCCAATCTCTTCTTAGTCAGATCTCTAGGAGCCGTATTACTAAGTATCTCATGAATACTCTCCATAGCATTGCTGACATTTACATCACCCAATACATAACTCTCAGTAGCTTTTCCACCTTGGTTCATCGAATTTCCAAACTGAAGATTCTTCTGCCCATTGATATTATGATGTTCTCTCTTCTTAATCATATCATACTCTTCGAAGATACGATTATAAGATACCGCATAGACATAATGAGTTCCAGTAACCAATGTTTTCTTATAGACAATGGTCTTCAACTTCTTACGAAGTTTTAACTCATCTTCAATTCGTTTGATTTCATTCCGAATTGCAGTCTCATCTTCAGAAGATATACCATCTGCTAACTTGATATTGAGGTTTACAGTCTCAGCAATATTATCGGATGATACTACAGCATCCAATACTGTTTTAACGGCCTCTCCAAGAGCAGGTATAAATTTTGCAACAAATTTAAGATCATCCATCTCAATAAACTTGTTACGGTACATATCCTGAAAATAACTGAAGATGTCATTGATATTCTGAGTGAACAAATCGTTTGTGCCAGGATTCTTATCCGGAATCTTTCCATTCTTCTGATTCTGCTGCGTCAGATGAATGGAATGTACAAAATCAACTATGGACCCCTGTGAATACCCTTTTGATATCTCCAATTCTCGATTTAAAACATCACGAAATCTCTGGTCTTTCGAACCTAAGACAGCTCTGTCATTATAACCATTATCCAAAACGGAAAATATATTCTTCGCAGCACGGTCAAACATGGATAATTCAGACAAATCCGCATCAACCGACTGTGATTTTTTCTTTGCACGTTTTGCTTCTTTCGTTGGCGTTGCCATAGATATTTCACTTCCTTTCTATAGTTTCAATTTATTTGATTTGTTTCCAGCAATGCACAAATATAGACAAAAAAAGACTACATTTTTACATGTAGTCTTTATTATCCTAATTCTTATTGAAATAGAGAACTCCCTTACCAGTACTCCTAGCGTATTCAATTTCTTTCTTTGTAGAAGCACCAATATATCCATCTACACTAATTACCATAATAGCATCGGACATATCAATCCTCTGATAATGCATTAAAGTAAGTCGTGTTTCCATCTCTTCTCTATCTGGTTCACTCATAGCATCCCATTGCTCTTTATCCACTGAGTTATGAAAGAATGGGCAGTATAGTACAATACTTCCTTCCATTGTAAGTTGCTTAATAGCTTCCATATACTCATCATAGAATCTCGTACTTCCACAAAGAGTTACTACTGCGAATCGATTTGTTTTTCGTATCATTGTGTATCCTTTCCTAAAACCAATTTCCTTGGCTGTCTTGCATAATTTTCTTTCCACAGAATCTGCATGTTGCATGGGTATTACATCCATCAAATTCATGCTCTTTTTCTTTTGGGTCTGGCTCATGCCATTCTAATATGTCATGGCACCACCATTTACATGGTCTGAATGGAGTTGCTAGCCATATAAGAGATAATAGCCATGTTGGTCCAGCAACAATCAATATGACTACCCCTATCACTACAAGTAAGCCTTTCGACATTACCATTATTTCGCCTCCTTTCTTTCAGAGAAATCTGGTTGGATAACATAGTATCCAATAATCTCTCCTGATATTCTTATTGGAATCAAATGATTTGGGTTTCCATCCCAATTCGGAATATCATCTTTATTCTCACCCATTTATGATTCTCCTTCTAAGTAATCTGTTGTAAAGTATTGAATATTGTATAGGAATCATAAAGATCTGCTCTATGCTCTATCATATAGAAGACTCTGGAATTATCTTCATCAATCTTCTGATAGCACATTCTCTTAATCCCTAAAGAATCTCCTTTCTTAATATCCAATACAAGATGCTTGGTTAATGTCAAATTTGCATCATTGAATGTCATGTATACCGGATTAGCATTAATAATGTCTTCATTCTGTTTATCTGTTAACATTGTAAAGTCTTCTACCGGATACTGAGTGTATTTACTGCTAGTTAACTCAAAATATCTTTTATACATCTTTGGATCTACCATGCCACTCAAATATTCTTTATCCATTGATGAATTTTTATTGATAATATTCAGAGTAAACTTTAACTCCTCATCATCCAATTGCCCAAACTCAAATGAATCTTCAGTTTCCTTAATCGTTAACTTTGTTTTCTTAGCTTTCTTTCCAAACTCAAAGAACTTATTTGGCAATATCATTGCTCCTGTAAATAAATTTATTGAATCGGGATATCTAAGATGTATAAGAATCTCTTCAAATCCTACCAAAGATTTGAGATGAATAGTTCCATCCCAAGCTATATAGTAGCACTCAGATATATTCTTTAGTCTCTGATTAAGATCATATAATTTAGTATACTGGTTCTTTATGCGATCTTCTCTTGTTAGTATTTTAGCCAATATCATCTCTCCTTTCTACATAAAATCATCCAAGTTATCTTCAATATGGTCTGCAATTTGAGTAAACGATGGTAATTTAAAGAATGTCTGGCCAAATGCAGTTGGATTATTTTCTGATAACCCCTCCATCATGAGATTACTCTTATCAGTAGTCTTATTATAAATCACTTGGTCATCACCATCTATCACATACATGTTATCGTACATTGGGATATCAATATTATCTGGATCTACTAAGAATACTTTTCCAACCATAGTATCATTGGAACAATTCATTACCAGCATTCCAGATGGGTCCTTCCTTTCACGTATTTCGCAAGGATACGCAGTTTTTTAATAAACTTCCCTACCTCTCAATAGGATAGAAGACTATATCTTTACACAAGTATTACTTTTACCATAATACTCGCATATCAGGCATTTGGATTTAATGGAAATTACGTTAACCTAATCTCAGTTAACAACCAACCACATTAGCTTTGGCTCTACTCTAGTCACTTCGTGTATCATTTCAGATACCTTATTTTCAATCCATCTATCTTATTCAGATATTTACATATTTCTATGAATATGGATGTCTAGCTTTCGATAGTCGTTGAACGCTTTGTTTACATTGCTGCTTTTAAATGAACACTTTCTACGACAGCTCTTGAGATTCCAAGAATGTCTGCAATTTTTTGTTGAGAGAAATTTAGTTTTAATAATTCGTGTATAACTCTTATGTTTGTTTCGTTTAATACCGTATAGAAATTCTTATGAACATCATATTTTGATAGATCATATTGCGATGTCACATCCTGGTGGGTTTTGCCGCGGGTTAAACTACTTACTAATCTCGTAACCATTTGCTTTTCATATGGTGTAGTTGCTCCAAGTAAATCATATATCTGATTGATATGATAATTCTTTTCCAAGAGTCTACAAACCATATGAATTTGATCCTTCGTCCAGGTTATTGTTTTCAAATTATTCTGAAATGCTCTTAGATTGTTAACACTGCTCGTCACCATTTCTAAGTTAGTCACATAGTTATTCCATTTCTTACAATCCAGATGGTCAATCACATATTTAGGAAGAATGCTTCCTCTCCATGCTTCATAGACCAATCTATGAGTAAATAATGTTTTATTTTCTCCATACCTAGATATGTTATGTGACCAATATCCATTCTTTCGATGATGAATCACCTTAAATCTATTAGCAACCAGTGAATACACCACTCCATTTATACTAATGAAGTCATCTGTTCCAGGAATCCTTTTGAATTCATATGCAACATCATTAATATATACAGAATCTTCAATAACATCAACCTTTTCTATTTTATACTGAAGATTGTCGTATACACAATTTCGGAAGTCCCCATCCTTATATTCAATTGGGAATGGAGCCAATCCAGTAAATGTTCTTATTATTAACTCATCTACACGATATTCAATATCATTTATTATAACCTTCAAGTATTTCTTAAAGAATACCTTTGATCTAATGATCGTATCATCATTATTTACATAGTATATTTCTCCATCTTTACTTATATGATAATCATCAATATAAGGTATTTGTACAAATTTCGTTCTAATTTACCGCCTTTCATAGTTATTTTCTCTCTGTGTTCATTTTTAATTCTTGCAATATAAGCATTACGTGCGTGATTGACCTTATTCTTTAGCTTATTACTATACCAGTATGAATAATGTTCTTGTTCGGAACAAGTCATACTGCCACCATTAACTGGTTTAGTACTAAAGACCTAACAGGTTCGTCCCCGCTTTTAACCTGAGTTAAAGTGAACCTCCCATGATTCAATTCACTACTTATATCCTCATCTATAACGTGGTCATGGATATATTTATTCAACGCACCCAATAGCATAAATCCCGTAGGACTACAATGCCCTGGATTCATTACGAATGCCCCTGCAAACTTATCTTTCTTTTCCTCTCGGATCTGTTCTTCTGTTTTCTCAACCTTAAATAGTTTATTCTTATTGGAACCCATTACTATGTCGAACTCTATATCAGCAAATAAACGTAAGTCATTTCCTACTACTGTGGTTGAAGTAAAGACTTCGGAGGTTTTTAATGAAGAAGTCGTCATGACTGTATATATATAGTTAGCGTCATGAGTCTTTCTTTCAATACCTACTTGAAGAAGAACGTCCTTGATATTGTACATTACAAACTTCCACCAATCATAATATGGAAACATCTTAATATTTCCATACTCTGAATAATCTAACTTTTCATCCTTCAATTCATTCTTAGCAATTGCATTAAGTTTAACTGATGGAAGTTTTCCTTTACCTGATCGAATACCTGCATAGTTAACCATTTGATCCATAAAGGTTGTCTTAGTATATGTATCAAAGATATGCTTTCTCTTATGGACAGTCGCATTCTTATCCTCATACCATCTTACTACCCTATGACCAAAGTCTGGACTGGGAATGATATCACTTGGATCATATCCTAACGTCTTTAGGCGTTCAATCAAGTTAGAAATATCGTATGGGGCATTCCAAAAGAATCCATAGTCATTTTGACAGTATTCTATAATCTGCCAGTAGGCTTTATACATCGGAAGTTCTTCATCAAAAACCATGATTTTATATTCTATCTTTCCATAGGTTTCTTCAAAAGCCTTTCTACATTCTTCCTTAAAGTCTTCAATATGCTCTATGAAATAATCTGTCTGCTCTTTGAATCTCTTTCTTAATTTCTCATAATACTCATACTTCTTACTTGTCTCTGGTACTCTCGGAACATTATCCTGTACACATAATAGAGTATACATCGTATGAGTTGATTCATCAAAGTAAGATATCGCATTCGTCGGAGTTTCACCTGGACTAGGAAACCCTTCACCTATTTGAATAATATCAGACTCGATATCGGAGAATCCTAATGTCAAAGGTTTATTATCCGTCTTACACCCATACTCTTTAAAGAATTGCATAAGATAATAATGCTCAATATCCATGTCAATCTGATACACATACTTTGAGAACTTTGTTTCTTTTGGTTTACACCCAAGTATCTTTCCAATATCTGCATATCTAGTCTTATACGGTACAAGATATTTATTACATTGCTCTTTCTTTATGAACGTCTTGTAGAAATTGAACGTCCGATACTCCGGTTTTACTACATAAATTTCTATCTTCGGGTTATTCAATGTCTCAACATAGATCTTTCCAGTATCAATATCTTTATACACAATATCCAAGGTATCGTCTGGAGTAGTGAAATCATTCGTTCCCGAGTTATAATATGTCCTTAGAATCATTAAGTGTGAGTCATCTAAGGCTCTCGGTAGAAATTTCATAAAATCTCTCCTTTCTATTTTTAATTATCCTTTTGTTAAATTTGAAATGGTATCTCATTTGATTATATAAAATTCGTATAGTCATGGAACACCACTTTAACCTACATAAATAATATGTATTCTAATTCAAATTAACGAAAGGAGACATAGTAGAGTATGGCGAAGAAACTAAGCGATTCATTGTCTCAGTTCATTTCTTCAAACAGTGACGTCTTCGGAAATCCATTCGATGAAGAAGACGAAAATGAAAGCGTTGACATAGAATCTTTTGTGGAAGAACAAAAAGAAATTCGTAGAGAAAAAAAAGAGCGGAAAAAGTCTAAAAAGAAAGACAGTCTTGAAGATCTCTATGAAAGAACACAGGAGATGACTCGTCAGTATGCATCCGATGATACAATTGCTGATTTTGAAGGATACTTAGAGGATTTCCTTCTGGATGATGAGGATGACGAATTACGTCGTAATCTCATTAAATATGGGCGGAAGTATGCCAGAGATACAAAAGTATCTGGAGAAGCCTCTGAGATTCATAAAGCATTTGCAGAATCAGAAGAAGTATTAGGAAATCTTTTGAAAGAAGTGAACGAAGATAAAGATGCAATTCAAAAAGATATTTCTCAGATGAGAGTTAATCGTAGTAGAAACTACAAGGTATTCTCAGAAATGATGGAACAGAAAACGACTTTACATAATACAGCACTCGGAATTGTCAAAGAGTTGAATGCTATGACGAAGTCTAAGTTCGACCTTCAGATGAAAGCAGATAAACAGAAGCAGGAAGAGACTGGAGATGAAACTGCTGCAAACAGAGCTATTCAAAGTCTGTTTGGGGTTGGCAGAGATTCTCTTATTGGATCTTATGCGGATGTATCAGGAGCTTCTGAAACAGGTTACGATGATGACCCTGGGGATTTTGATGAAGATGAGATGATTCAAAGGAAATACTTCAGTAATGAAGAGGATGAAGTGGAAACAGATGGGGATAAATTCATTAAATATGAAGGAATGGGAGTTCATTACATTCTTGAGTATGACGATGATGGTCCTGTTCAGATTGTTGCAGAAGATGCAGATGGAAACGTTGTTCCGGATTATCCAACTCCTGAAATGAATGATCTTACCTTTACGATATCTGAAAATACCGGAACTGCTACGGATAACTTATCTCAGCAATATCAGCTTAGAAAAATTTAACAAAAAAAGAGATTGATAATATTATCAATCTCTTTTTTCGTGTGCCGGACGCAACCTCGCGCCACATCACGAAACAATACCATTTCGTTACGCTACTCTACCACACTAAACCGTCACTATACAATACATCACTAGACTAGTCTGCACATCACTTCACCATGACGTTACTTCGCTAGACCGAACCTTACCATTGTTTCACTATGCGTCACCGCGCAACGCCTTACTTCACATCTCCTCAGCCTAACTTCGCAACACGTTGCCTCCACGAAACAGTACCTTTCCATACATGGCTCAACTATACCGTTACCCTACTCCGCGTCACTGTACATTACCAAGCCCTTGCCGTTCATAACATATCCCCACATGGCGTTACCTTTACTGCTCCTTACCGGGCACGACTCAGCCTCACCGCCACATTTCCGAACATTACTTTACTTTACCTAAACGATGCATTCCCAACGAGGCATTACTTTACCACAGCAACGTATTAGCCTTCTGCAGCTGCCGGTTCCGGAGTAGGAGTAGGTGTTTCTGTCTTGGGATTTTCAGCTTTAGGAGCAGCTTTCTTACCGGTCTTCTTTCCGAATACATTACTCAGCTTTCCGCCTTTCTTCATTGCTCTGGCGTTCTTTCTGGTATTGGACTTGTACTCAGAATGACGAGCTTTACCGATTTCCTTCTCGTCTTTCTCCCGGATCTTTCTTTCCTTGTCGAACGCCATCATGGATCTCCAGGTTCCAAACCGAGTCATCGTCTCGATCTCTGCATGGATCTGTGTGTCCATATCGCAATTCTCCATCGGGAAGTCTTCCTTAGCGTTCTGCCTCTCGATGAGAATCAGCTGGGTCTTATTGAACAGCTTCAGGAACTGGCTGCTTACTACGATGACTCTGTCGCAAGGCGTTGAGTCGTCACAGTGCTTCTTCAAGATAGCCTGCTCATTCGGGTCAGAAACCACTGCGGTACAGATGAGCATCTTTACCGTCTTTGCCTGGTCCTTTACATGATAGCCCAGATTGTTCTCCAGATTCTCATCCAGGGATACCAAAAGGTTTCCGTTTCTGCCTGCGTCGTAGTTCTTAATTGTTACAATGTTTGTGATCTTCATAAATTCCTCCGCGCTCTTGAAGTTATCTCCACGCATATGATATTTTTTATCTACTTTAATAATATATGCATGAATTTAAGAAAAAAACGGCGTCTATAGAACATTACCATAAAATTAAAAATTAAGAAAGGATGGTTTTCATTATGAGAGAATTACGAGATTCCGATCTCTTTGCAAAAGAAATTAATAAAAACAATTCGATCTATGGAAGAATCAATCGTATCTTATCTGGTGGAGATGCCAGTGCAGTTATTCTGAATGATATTCTTTTTCCGGATATTAAAAGAAAAATTATTGATAACCGAAGAGAGAAAACCGTTGCAGATATCGGTAATGCGATTACAAGCTATCGAATGGTATTACTGACCACAAGTCAGGAGACAAGAATTACAGATGTCGTTCCATTCTTTGTTTATAAGCAGAATGGGAAAAGACTTGTAATGGTTAACTTAGCTAGCATTGTAAGACCGGTGAAAAATCCTGATGGAACAATAACGTATGATTTAGGAGATGCTGGCAAAGTTTACTCACTTCTCTATGGTGCGTACCTGGCTTTGGATCGTTTTGAAGCCAATACTGAGATATCTCCTGGAACCTTATACGATGCAGCTGTATTATGGGCAGATATGTTCAATAAGCCATTATATGACACGGTAGGAATGAACAATCAGGACAGAAACGATGCTTTTACTTACTTTGCAATGAAATTCTTCTTAGGATACATCATGGGATGTAGAGAAGACCAGATTGAATCCATTGCGATGAAGTATTTAGATGGACATAAGAATGATCTGATTCTTTATATGGAAGATAAGATTGACGAGAAAGGTATTAACATGTATGAAGGATTGATTCCTTTTATGAAAATGCTTTTTGATAATGATATTACTCAAATTCGTGGAGTCAGAGTAAATAACATTGCAAATACCATCAATGTATCATTCTATATGACAAAGTTTATCGGCACATATGGGTCAAATGCATTACTTGCATTGTGTACTTTCCCATATTTCATATACATTCTTATTGCTGCTAAGGGTAAGAGTAAAATGGTAAAAGATAAAGCGTTCGATCGAATCTTCTCTGTTCATTCTAAAGAAGCAAATCGCTTGTTTATCTCTGTCTCTAAAGAAGACGTATAAATCAAAAAAAAACAACAAGGAACGGGGCCATTTAAGGCCCCTTTCTATAGTATATATCAAAGATAATCAAATCGATGATAAAACTATTCTCCAAGCATTCAATTACTCACCCCACCCAGG